ATAGTTGCCTTTGGCATCAGTGCCATAGCACATACACTATTACTGGCAGGAGTGTTTATTACTGTCGGTGTATTTCAAACAGCCAAGCGTAGACCACAATACTTTGGTGGACTTGGCAGAGGTAATGGAGGTGAGCATGAATGAAGAACTATTAGATATTGTAGATTCACTTGAGAGATGTTATAATTCTTGGCGCGAACAGGTGATAGGTATATTAGATGAAGATGATACAGAAATTATAAAGGATACAACCTATGATAACAGTAAGAATTGAAACAGAATCTGAAGAAGAAATGGATAAGAAAATACAAATGTTTTATGACACGTATCCTCGAATGGGTTATATGACTTCACTTGACAAGTCATACTATGATGAACGCAAAGCTATCTATGTAGCTGAGATGTCACGATTTAATAGTTGCGACTAGATGCTGCTAGAACTTGTAATAATTTATGTATGGATATGTATAGGATATAGTATATACAGGAGTACACTATGACAATAACAATACTGATAGAACAATACAAAAGTTCTATAGAATACAAAGAGTTACGTAAAGAAACTAAACAACATTATAAATATATGATGAGTTGCTTTACTAAATACTTTGGTGAGGAATTAGATGTCAATCTTTTGACAACAAAGAAAGCTAAACTTGCTTACGATTTCTGGTGTAGCATGGGTGTATCATATGCTAATCACATAGTGTGTGTAGCAAATATAGTTATGAACTATGCAGTTCGCATGGAGAACATAAGCACTAATCCATTTGCTTCAGTTAAGAAGAGGTCAACTAAAAGTAGAAAAACTGTTTGGACACCCGAACAAGTAAAACAATTACTTGACCATGCATATACAGATTACAAGTGGCGTAACATAGGTCTTATTGCACAGATGGCATATGAATGGTGTCAACGTGTAGGAGATATGCGTATTCTTACATGGGATAGTATAGACTTTAATAAGAAAAGATGTTCCATTGAGCAGAGTAAGCGTAGAGCAGAAGTATTCTTACCTATAAGTAATAACTTAATGGAGATGTTAGCGCAACAACACGATGATTTTGGTTTTCAAAATTACATTGCACCCAGACCTAGCCCTTATAAGGGAGAATATATACCCTATAGTATGTTTAAGATGTCTAAGTTTTCTCGTCAGCTAATAGATGAGGCAGGGCTGCCAAAAGAATTAAGGTTGTCTGACTTACGCAGAACAGGCACGACAGAAATGGTTGAGGCAGGTGTCGGCATTGCACAAATCATGTCGGTTACAGGACACAGTAATCCACAAAGTGTGAAGCCTTACATAAAAAATACTTTTGAGAGTGCTAATTATGCCTTGACAGCAAGACAAAATCGTGATACATAAATATTAAATGCCGACAAGAAAGGAGTAATATATATAATGTTAAAGATATTAAATGATATAGATGTTGGCATAGGTGAAACAGTAAGAACTAACTGCCCAATATGTAAAGGGTATAATACTTTTACTATTACGAATGACATGGGTAAGTTAATGTGGAATTGTTATAAAGCTAGTTGTGATGTAAAAGGTAACGAGAAAACACGACTATCTGTAGAACAGATAAATAAAAAGAAGGAGCAACAAAAAGAATTTGTAATGCCTGAGTACATTGTACCTCATAGAAATAGAGGACACGTATTAGATTTCCTACACAAGTGGGCAATAACATACGCACATAATAATATACTTTACGATGTCAGAGAAGACAGAGTAGTATTTCCTGTGATGAATGATGGTGTTTTTGTTGACGCTACTGGTAGAGCGTTGGCAAGATGGCGGCAACCTAAGTGGAAGCGATATGGTTTCTCTCCTTTCCCATATCGTTATGGCTCTGGTGATGTCGCAGTGGTGGTTGAGGACTGTGTTAGTGCTGTAGTGGCAGGTAATGTGAATGGTTTTGTTGGGGTCGCGTTACTTGGAACAACTTTGTTGGAACAACATAAGCAGATACTCTCACAGTTCTCAACTGTTTTAGTAGCCCTTGACCCTGATGCCATAACAAAAGCTGTAAAGATGACACAGGATATACCCAACTCTAAGTTATTAAGATTAAATAATGATTTAAAATATCAACGAAAGGATGACATTGATATGATGATAAGATTAGGTGGTGTGTAATGGAACAAACACTGTTACGTACCTTAATGAATAAAGACTTTCACGATAGTAATCGTGGAGATAGATGCCCAGATACTCTGTTCTCTACTGATGCTAAGAAAATCAAGAAGATTATTGATGAGATGGTTAGTACTTATAGACGTGACTTGACACCTGAGGAAGTACATATGTTTTTTATATCAGAAAACCCATCTCTTACTACTGCACAGATGCATCAGTTTGATGCGTTGTTTCACTCTATAAAGAATGAACAACCTATGGGTACTGATGTAGCGAACGATGTACTTTCTAAGTTGTTTCGCAAGCATGTGGGGGATGAATTAGTTAACTTGGCAGTAGACTTATCTAATGGTGATATCACTACTCTACAACCTTTAAAAGATTTAATTGCTAAATACAATTCTGATTTCACACCAACGACTAGCGTTGAATGGGAAGATATATCTTACGATACTATCATGGATATGCTAGAAGAACACAGTCGTTGGAAATTTAACTTACCTACATTAGCGCAAGTTGTAGCAGGTGTTAACTCTGGCATGTTGATTGAGGTAGGTGCTAGACCTAACACAGGTAAGACATCTTTCCATGCTAGTATGTTAGCAGGTCCCGGAGGATTCCTTGAACAAGGGGCTAAGTGTTTAGTGCTTATCAATGAAGAAAAGTATGACAGAGTAGCAAGACGTTATGCTTGTGTAGCATCAAATTATTCTGAGGATAAATTAAAACTAAATAGAGAGTTAGGTAGAAGTGCATATGAAAATATGCCAAACTTATATATGAAAGATAGTACAGGAAAGAATATGAATTGGGTAGATGGTGTTTGTAAATCTTATAATCCAGACATCGTTGTACTAGACATGGGAGATAAGTTTGCTAAGATAGATTCTAATCTTAGGCAAGATGAATCTCTGAAAGCTAATGTAATAAAGGCACGACAGATAGGAAAGGAACATAACTGTGCCATATTTTATATGTCTCAACTATCGGCAGAAGCTGAAGGTAAGGTGACATTGAACCAGAGTATGATGGAAGGTTCAAAGACAGGTAAAGCTGCCGAAGCTGACTTGATGTTATTGATTGCTGCTAACCCTGCAATTGGTAATAACTCAGATAATAATGACCCACAAAGACACATTAATATTGTGAAGAATAAATTATCTGGTTGGCATGGTAGACTATTATGTAATATAGATAACGTAACAGGAAGGTATAAAGTATAATGATAACAATTTTTGGAATAGTAATGGTGGCATTGTTTAGTAATGAAAATGCTACATTCATAGATGCAGTAGAAGAGAATAGAAACAATGGATACACATGGGAGTACGTAGGAAAACAAGATATAGAAAATGTAGAACTGTCTTTACCATTAGGTGATAAGATATACTTTAAACATACAAAGGAATAGTTATGAAAGTAACAATAGATGTGGAAACAAATACACAAAAGCGTGATGGTAAATTACACCTTGACCCTTTTGAGCCTAACAATTCTCTTGTTCTAGTTGGAATAAGAACTGATGCAGGTGTTGATTATGCGTTTCCATTTGACCATCCAGAGCATGTGAGTAAACATAATTACCACGAGCGTGTTCAATGGTTCTTAGATGAAGCTACTGTATTAATATGTCACAATGCGGCATATGAATTACAGTGGTTGTGGGAATGTGGTTTTAAATATGATGGTGCAATTTGGGATACCATGTTAGTAGAGTATGTCTTACAAAGAGGTGATAAGCAGGGTAGCCTATCGCTTGAGGCATGTGCTGAGAGACATGACTTAACTCGTAAACTTGGAACACTAAAAGAATATTATGCTAAAGGTTTGAATACAAATGATATTCCATTGGATGAGTTGTCAGAGTATTGTTTGACTGACGTAAAGGCAACCCAAGAACTGTCTGATTTACAATGGAGAAAGTTAAACACAAAAGAATATTCAATATTGTTAGATACAGTTATATTAACTAATGAGTTATGTAAAGTTCTAGCTGATACATACTGTAATGGTATATCAGTAGACACTAATATTCTTAATGATGTTAGAAAGGAGTTTGAAAAAGAAAAACTAGAACTTACAAGTCAATTACAAAAAGATATACAAGACTTGATGGGTGATACAAAAATAAATCTTAGTAGTCCAGAACAACTGTCGTGGGTAATATATTCTAGGAAGCCAAGAGATAAAAATGTATGGGCTAATTCTTATAGTGAGTACATGAAAGACCTACAATGGCGAGATTTAATTAGGCTTGAAACTACTACAGTTTTTAAGACACTAGCTGAGAAGTGTAAGACTTGTAGTGGTAGAGGTTATATACGTAAAACTAAAAAGGATGGTACACCATATGCTAAAGATAATAAGTGTGTTGTTTGTCATTCTGAAGGCTTTATATATAATGATATCAAACAAATAGCAGGACTAAAGTTTAAAGCACCATCATCTAAGTGGGCTAGTGCTAATGGTTTTAGTACAGGAAAGGATAATTTAAAACACCTACAAGCTGTAGCTAAATCAAAAGAGATGACACAAGCTGAACAATTCTTGTCTAAGGTTATACGTTTGAATGCTGTTGAATCTTATATATCTACTTATGTAAATGGTATTGAAGCGTACACAAAACCTGATGGTAAGTTGCATGTAAGTTTGATGCAACATAGAACAGCAACAGGCAGGTTATCAGGTTCTAATCCTAACATGCAGAACATGCCTCGTGGTGGTACGTTTCCTGTAAAGAAAGTATTTGTATCGCGTTGGGGCGGTGGTAAAATTATGGAAGCTGACTTTGCACAGTTAGAGTTTCGTGTAGCAGCATTCCTTTCAAATGATGGAGTAGCAATTGAAGAAGTTAAGACAGGCTTTGATGTACATAGTTACACTGCCAAAGTTATTAGTGATGCAGGTCAGAAGACTAGTCGCCAAGAAGCAAAAGCACATACATTCGCGCCACTTTACGGAGCAACGGGATATGGACGCACACCTGCTGAAGCGGCGTACTACGAACACTTCACAGAAAAGTACCAAGGAATCAAACTATGGCACACCAGACTGGCTGAAGAGGCTTTAACACATAGGTATATTACTATACCATCAGGTAGACAGTACTCGTTTCCTAACGTACAGCGTAGACCTAATGGTGGTGTAACTTACTTTACTAACATTAAGAACTATCCTGTCCAAGGGTTTGCTACAGCAGACATAGTTCCTGTGGCTATGATATATATACATAAGTTATTGAAAACTTTTAAGTCCTGTATTGTTAACACAGTTCACGACAGTATTGTAATTGATATACACCCTGATGAAGAGAAAGGAGTAATAGAAATAATAAATAAAACAAACACAGAACTAGAAGATTTAATCAACACTAAGTGGGGTATAACATTTAATGTTCCACTATTATTAGAAGCAAAAATAGGTCCAAATTGGCTTGACACCAAAGACGTTATATGATATAACTACGAACTCAATTACAGTACAGGAGATAAAATTTATGAGTGAATTAACAGTAATAAATACAAACGATTACGCAGCAATGGCAAAGATGATGGGCATGGCTTACGACACAGGCAGTGAAAGTAAAGCTAGTCTAGCACGACTACGAGTAAACAAGAAGCCTTTGTATGGTGAGACAAATATGAATGGTAAGATAGTAAAGGTTGAAGTACTATCTGGTGGCTTTGAATTAAAGAATGGTACTACTGTATATGCAGAGAGTGCTATCATCAGACCTTTTGTACAACGATTTATGTATCAGAAGTATGACCCAAACAGTAACACGTATGTTAAAACTCTTATGGCAGATAGTTTTAACGTAGATTTAAAAGATACAGTAGGTGATTTTAATTGTGGTAAACCCTCTGGTTGGATTGAAGATTTTAATTCCTTACCACAAGAAACTAAAGATTTACTTCGCGCTATTAAACGTACACGTGTTGTGTATGGTACAGTTACTATGCCAGATGCAGTAACTGAAGAGGGTGATGCACATCCCATTGAGGATATACCTTTTGTTTGGGATGTAGATACTAAAGAAGGTTTTAAAAATATGGGTAGTGTCTTTGCCAAACTTCTTAAAATGAAAAGATTACCTATGTTACATACTATAAATCTTAGTACTGCCAAAAGAGACTTACCAACAGGTAACTCATATTATGTACCAGTCCCTGAGTTAAACATGCAATCATCTATTGAGATATCAGATGAAGACCAAGGTTTGTTTACATCTTTTATGGAGAGTATTGAATCTCATAATGATTATGTTTTAAATGAGTGGAATAAAAACAACAAACCTGTAGAGAGTGATGGTTTTATTGAGGTAACAGATGCAGAGGAAAGCGTATGAACCATAGAGCAGAGATAGCTTTACATCAATACTTAGAAAAAACTGTTAAGGGAAAGGGTGCTATATCAAAAGATGTAGCATCCCAAATCTCAAAGGATGTATATGAAGCTGTATTAAAACAATTTGGAGTTAGTAAACCCAGAGAGTTTAAACTACGTATGTCTAATGTTGGCAGACCTTATTGCCAGTTGTGGTTTGAAAAGAATAAACCCGAAACAGCTTTACCAAAACCTACTACATTTATTATGAACATGCTACTAGGTGATATTGTTGAGGCTGCATTCAAAGGTTTGTTGAAAGAAGCAGGGGTACAGTATAGTGATTCTGATACTGTAAAATTACCAATAGGTACAAGTAACATAAATGGAACATATGATATTGTTATTGATGGGGCTGTTGATGATATTAAATCTGCGTCTGACTGGTCATACAAACACAAGTTTGAATCTTATGAAACATTAAAAGCTAGTGACCCCTTTGGTTATGTGGGTCAACTAGCAGGTTATGCTAAAGCATCAGGACTAAAAGTAGGTGGTTGGTGGGTAATCAATAAAGCTAATGGTGATTTTAAATACATTCCAGCTAGTAATATTGATATTGAAGAAGAAATTAGTAAGATAAAAATCACACACGATAAGTTAAAAACTAATGTATTTGAGCGTTGTTTTGAGCCACAAGTAGAAACATTTAGAAGTAAACCTACAGGTAATAAAATTCTAGGTACTGAGTGTGGCTTTTGTGACTACAGATTTAGTTGTTGGCCTACTCTAAAAGAACTACCTGCTGTTAAATCTCAAGCTAAAGAACCTAAGATTGTTAAGTATGTTGAGTTAGCAAAGGAATATGAGGTTGCCTAAATCTTCATACCACAAGCAGTTTAGAATGGCAC